GACAGCAGGTAGGCCGACTTATCGCGGGTGTTGATCTCGACGTACTCGCCAGGCCCCAGCACCAGGCCCGAGGTGAAGACGATCTGCTGACCAGTCGTCTCGTTACGCAGCCATGGGGCGGTCGCTGGCCCGTACAGGCGAGCGGTGAAATGCGACGGCGTACCACCCAGGTTGGTCACCGGTGTCGCGCCCGTGGACGCCGTCGCCGCGAGCGCCAGCGGCAGGCTGAACGGCAGCGAGAACCCGACCGCAGCCGCCTGCGCGTCGGCGACGACGGGCGCCTCAAGCGACTCGGCTGCCTCCCAGACGCCATCGGGCGCCTTCCACCCGACCTGGACCTGGCGAAGCGCGCCCTGCCCCGCGGCGATCGGCGCGGCCTGCTGATCGGCGCGCAGCATGATCCGCCGCGGCAGTGACCACTCGTCGTCCTCGACGATCAGGTACGGGCGCAGCGCGGGGTGCCGGAAGGAGTTGAGCTCATCGATGATCGCCCTGGTGGTCCCGGGCCGGTACAGCTTCAGCGTCATCGACACCGCGGACGAACCGTAGAACTGGGTGGTGTCGATGCTGCCGTCGTCGTCGGTGCGGTTCTGCACCTGGGCGCGGATCTCGGGGGAGCCCCAGTCGAGCTCCACGGTGCCGATGCCGTCGCGGGGGCGCAGCAGCATTTCGCGGTCGCCGGAGACCAGCCGTACGCGGGTGAGCATCAGCCGAACGACCCTGCTTCCTCAAGGAACCGCAGCCGCGCGGCGACCAGGTCCAGGTCGGCCTGCTCACTGACGTGGACTTCGCCGATGAGAGGGCCACGGCCGGCGGTGCCGCCGCGCTGCGCGAGGGCGAAGATCGCCTGCCACTGCCGGTCGGTGAACACCGGCTCGGGCTTGCGGGTGTCGTTGTGGAACCCGCGGGGCAGGTAGCCGCCCTGGTCGAACTTGAAGCCGTACCGGTAGGGGAACATGCTGTTGGTGGCGCCGCGGGCGCCGCCACCGACCCGGACACCGCCCGACCCGGACGACTCGACGGCCTTGCCGAGCAGCGTCCCGGCCACGTGCCCGACGCCGGCGCCGGTCACGCCGATCATGTACGGCGAGCGGACGTTGCGGTGCCAGCCCGGCATCGGGTTCCGTGCCCCGCCGTGGAAGGGGTGCGTCGACCAGCGGCGGTGCGGCCGCTGCCCGCGGATCACGCTCTCAATCGCCGAAGTGAACCCGCTGCAGTCCCAGCTCGGATTGCCGTTGCCTCCCCACTGGTAGGGCTTGCCGTTCTGGGAGCGGGCGAAGGCCATGCCGCGGGTGAAGCCGGGCCCGCCGCCGAACGAGTCGACCTTCGACTTGATCCACTTCAGGAACGTTTCCTTGATCCAGGACGGGATCGCCGCGATCATGTCGCGGAACGTGCCGGACCCGGGAACCGTCCCACCGAGGATCTTGCCGAGGACCCCGCTGGCGGCCTTGCCGACATCACCAAACGCGAAGTCCTTCAGCCCCTTGACGAAGCCGCCGATGATGCCGCCGAACGCGAGCGTCTGCAGGCTGCCGCCGCGGGCGAACGCGATGCCCTCGCCGCCGAGCCTGTTTCGGCCGGTCAGCCACTTGCGGTCCGGGGGCTGCGCGGCGCCGAGCTTGCTGCCCGCCATCGCCCACAGCGCCTGCGCCCGCGACCTGTACTTCGGGTCCGTAGGGATCACAAACTCGGGGTGTTGCTGGCGGCCCTCGCCGACGATCGCCATGGGTCCGTTGGTCATCATCGGCCCGGCGGCCATCGGGTTGCCGAGCGTGCCGCCGGAGGCCAGCGCGGGGATCCGCCCGAGGCGCGTCTTGATGCCAGCGAAGCTGGCGATGCGGTTGACCAGGTCGACGATGCCGCGGTTGTAGATCCCGATGACGAAGTTCACCGGGCTCTTCGCGATCCCCTTGATCCTGTCCCAGTGGTTCTTGATGCCCTCGACGGCGGTCCGGAACGCGTTGCGGACGGTGGTCAGCGCGCCGCGCAGGCGATCGAACACCGGCTTGATGCCACTGTTGTAAACGCTGGCAATGACCGACCGGACGCCGTTCCACACCGTCGAGATGACCGACCGCACCGTGCGGAAGGCCGCCGACAGCGGCCCGCCCAGATGGGCACGGATTGCGTTGAAGACCGTGCGGATCAGGCCCCACGCAACGCTGATCGCCGTACGGATTCCGTTCCACACCGGCCGGATGATCGTGTTCAGCAGCCATCGGAAGATCGGTCCGAGCACGCCGGTCACGAACCCGCGGATGGCGGTGAAGATCCCGCGGATGATCGCCCATGCCAGCTTGATCGCGATCTGGATCGCGATCCATGCGCCCTTGATGATGTTGGACAGGACGATGAACGCGACGCCCAGTACCGTCCGGACCACCGTGTTGATGGTGTTGAAGATCGGCTGGATGATCGTCCACGCGAACCGGATCGCCGCGGTGATCCCGTTGAACGCGGGCTGGATGATCGTGGTCCACAGCCACGTCGCGGCCGCGCCGATCGCCCGGAACGCCGGCCCCAGCGCCACCGCCCACAGCCACTGCGCGAAGACGCCGATCTTCTGGATGCCGACGCCGATGCCGGTGAACGCCGGCTGCACCAGGCTGGCGACCCAGGTGATGATCTGCACCAGCTTGGTGAACACCGGCACCAGCCACCCGGCGACCGTGGTGATGACCTTGACCAGGATCGTGATTACCAGGCGCAGCACCGGCGCGAGGTAGCCGACCAGCACCGCCACCAGCTGCACCACCACCGGCAGCAGCGGAACCACCGCCATCACCAGCTGCCCGAACACCGGGATCAGCGGCATCAGCGCCGGCAGCAGCGACCCGACCGCCAGCACGATGGACTGCAGCGCGGGCATGCACTGGATCAGCGCGGTGACCAGCTGCCCGATGATGGCCGCTGCGGTCTGCGAGATCAGCGTGATGATCGGGGTGAGGACCGGCATCAGCCCGGAGATCAGGCCCGCGATCAGCTGGCCGAGCGGCGCGAGCAGCGGGACCACCGCGCCGATGATCCGGCCCAGGGCGCCCACCAGCAGCCCGACCACGGGCACCAGCGCGGCGATGACCGGCTGCAGCCCGGAGATCAGCGCGGAGATCACCGGCTGCAAGATCGCGAAGACCTGCCCGAGGATCGGCGCCAGCGCGACCAGGATCGGAGACAGGCCGGACACCAGCTGGGAGATCAGCGGAGCCAGCGCCCCGACCAGCTGAACGAAGATCGGCGCGATCGCGTGCAGCACCGGGATCAGCGCCTGCGCCAGCGACCCGGCCACGGTGGTCAGCGCCTGCAGCAGGGGGCCGAGGAGAGTCGCGCCGACCTGGATCAGCGTGGCGATCAGCGGGCCGAGCGCGACCAGCAGCTGCCCGAACCCGCCGATGAGGGTCTGGAACAGGCCGGCTCCGACCTGGTCGAGGGCGGCCAGCACCGGCTTGAGGAACGCGACCAGCTGCTGCCCGAGGGTGGCCAGCGCAGGCCCGAGCCCCGACAGGATCTTCGCGCCGACCTGCGCGAGCGGCACGAACACCGCCGACAGGCTCTGGACCATCTGCGAGATGCCCTGCGCGAGGGGCACCAGCGCGGGCGCCAGCGTCCGGAACGCCGCCCCCAGCTCCGGAGCGATCGCGCCGAACGTCGACTTGATGATCCCCGCCACCTGCTGCAGCGGCCCGACGAACGGCGCCGCGAGCGTCACGGCCTGGGCCTTGATGGCGGCGAAGGTGTCGGTGAAGGTCTTCTTCAGCTCGTCGTTCTCCAGCGCGAGTTTGATCCCCAGACCGGCGATCCCCGCGGCGACGCCGGCCACCCCGGCGCCCATCGCCCCGAACACCCCGGCTGACGCGGTACCGAGGCCGAGGACGGCCTTGGTGCCGATCTGCGTGCCGGTCGACAGGCCGCGCAGGCTGCGCTGCGCGCCGCCCAAGGCCGGGCCCAGCGCGGCCCCGAACCGCTGCCCGAACAGCCGCCCGGCCAGCCCACCAGAACGGCTGGAGTCACCGACGAACCGGCCGTTGGCGTCCCGGAGCCGGCCGTTGGCGTCCCGGTAGAAGCCCTCGCCGAACTCCTCGCCCGACTCCTGACCGGATCGCCGGAACAGTGCGCGGGTGCCCCGTAAGGCGCGGCCGAACGCTGCGCCGAACAGGGTGCCCGATCTTCGCCCGAAGACCTCGGACTCTGAGGCGAACCGGCCCAGGCTGGTGCGGATGCGGCCGTCGGCGTCGCGGTAGAAGCCGTCGCCGAACTGCTGACCCGAGCGGCCCCCGATCCGGCGGAACACCTGCGGTAGCTCGCGGGTGACGTTGCGGGTCTCGGCGCGCACGCGCACGAACGCGTCAGCCAGCGGCGTGGCCACAGCTCACCGCCCGCGCCGGTTGAGGTCGGCGATCAGCGCACGCTCGGCCGCTGCCTGCCGGGCATCGATCGGAGCTAGCAGCTCGCTGTCGAGCTTCCCGAGCTCCTTGTCGTCCTTGCCCTCGGCCATCAACGCGTAGGTCACGTTGCAGACCTGCCGGACCGTCAGCCCGCCGAGGCCGCGAGCTGATCCACCGGCACTAGGTCCTCCGCCCCCGGCGGCACCCGACGACCCGCCACCGCGGAGGAGGAGTCCGTCGAGCTGCCCGTAGTTGTCGAAGACGTAGAAGAGGAGCCGGAGGGCCGCCGGGTAGGGCGGGCGGACAGGATTTCGATGACCTCCCCGATCACGGAGAACAGGTCCTGGCCGTCGGCCTTCTTGGCGGTCATGTCCCGTTCGAACCGGTCCCAGTCGTGCGTGGCGATGCAGTCCTGGAGCAGCTCGTACATGGCGGCCATGCCCTCCATGTCGTCGGCGTCAACGCCGCGCTTGGCGGTGTGCGCGAACTTCATCAGCGGCATCAGCCCGACCTTGGAGCCGATGAAGTACCGGTCGCCCAGGACCTCGACGGTGTCGCCGCTCTTCACGCCTTCGGACATCGCCTGGATCTGCGCGGCCTGCTGCTCGGCCAGCACCTCCGGCGACGCGGCCGGGGCCGGTGGGGCGGTGGATTCGGGGACGCGTTCGACTTCGACCATCAGCGGCCGCAGGTTGCTGGCCATCAGGCGCGCGCCTCTCCGGCCGTCCAGTACCGGAAGGGCGGCCCGGTGACGGGCTTCTCCATCCGGAACTCGACCGGCAGCATGGCCTTGTCGGCGCCCTTGCGTCGCTCCACATTGACCTCACCGGCCTGGAAGCACTGGAACCCGATGAGCCGCTCGGTCGAGTCCTGCGACTCCCAGCCGACCATCGCCCGCACTTCCTGACCGACGTCGGGCGGGGTGTACTCGTTGAGCTGGGTGGCGCCGCTGCCAGTGGTGGTGATCACGCCGCCGTTCAGCGCCCGCTTCAGGTTGGTCGCCGACACGTTGACCATGGCGAAGTTGATGCCGATCGTCCGGCCCGTCGAGACGACCGCGACGGCGTCGAGGTACTCGGCGACCTCGACGTCCTCGGTGTCGAGCTCGTAGTTCCACTCGTTTCCCTCGTCGGTGGCGCCGACCAGCAGCCATGCGGCCGGCCAGACGTCGGTGAAGATGCCGCCGACCACGGTGTGGGCGGGCAGCGTGGATGCCAGCGGGGCGTGGTAGAGGTAGCCGGGCCCCAGCGCGAGGGCGTTGATCGGGACGGTTGCAGCGGGCATAGCAAGATCCCCTTCCGGCTGCTTCAGCCATCGGGTAATGGGACAGAGATGGGGGGCCGCGCTTCGCGGCCCGGATGGCTCAGGCGCTGGTCAGCGCGAGGTAGAAATCTGCATCGACCACGTACCGGTATTGCTCACGGGTGGATTCGTGGTCGTCGAAGGCGTTCGGCCCGGTGATGTTGTCGACGGCGCGGCACACGGCGTCCTGGCCCATCGGCACGGGCGGTCCGCCCACGTGCAGGACGTGGAGTGCGTTGGCGTAGGCGGTGGCGGCGTGGGCCGCGGCCTCCTTGGTCGGGGCGTACAGGGTCGCGGAGACGCGGGCCTGGTCGAAGGGGTTCTCGGCGGTCAGCGCCGGGACACCGCCGATGCGCAGGAGGTAGGCGTAGGCGCCGCGGCCGGGAGAGCGCCGGCGGTTCAGGTGCGCGCCCAGCGGTATGGGATGACCTTGACCGACCAGGTCGGTGCGGGCGTTGAGCCAGGCGCGGACCGCGGCCTCGGCGTCGACGACCACGAGGCCGTCCTCAGTCCCTCATCGCCTGCAGGGCAGGCCGCAGGAACGGCTGCGGGTCGGTGCCCGGATGCTCGACCGTCCGCCCGAACACCTGCCCGGTCTGCCGATTGCGCAGCGGATAGTCGCCGCCCGAGGTGATGGTGTGCGCCTCGGTGCCCAGCTCCACCAGCAGCCCGATCGGGATCCCGTCGGGCGTCTGGGCGCGGGCGACGATGTCGACGTACAGCTCACCGTCGGGGCCGCGGTCGATCTCGTAGTCGATCGAGTCGCGCAGGTACCCGGGCGGGCGACCGTGCGACCCGTCCGCGGACACCGGTGCGAGCTGCCGGGCGGCCTGCACACCGCGGCGGCCGCGGCGGTCCAGGTCCCTGTAGACGGCGCCCTCGCGGCCGTACAGCAGCCGTTCGAGCTGGCCGCGGTTCCACCGCAGGACACGGCGGCCGACCGACGCCACGGCGGCTCAGCCCTTCCCTGGCGGGTCGGGTTCGGGGCGGGCGTGCTCGAGCCGCCACAGGATCGCCTGCACCTGCCCGAGAGCGTCGGAGGCCTTCTCGCCCATCGCCTCGTAGGCTGCCGGGGTCAGGTGCGCGCAGAACCGCGCGGTCGCGGCGACCAGCCCGGCGATCGGCTCGAGGTCGGGCAGCCGCACCGTCACGCTGGCCGGCCGCGCGGCCTGGTCTTCGGGGCGGTGCGCCATCAGCCGGGAACCTCGCCGTCGACCTGCGTCGCCATCAGGACGTGGACTTTCCGGCGGGCTTCTTCGGCGCCTCGGCGGCGGCCGGGCCCTGCGCGGGTGGCTGCTGCACCGGCTGGGCACCGGTCGACTCCGCGGTCGCGGTGTCCGCGGTGTCCGCGGTCTTGGTGTCGCGCCGGGCGACCTGCACCCCGACCTTGTACTCCTGTGCCTCCACGTTCGCGGCGGGGACCGGGTCGCCCGGGTTGTAGGCGCGGACCCCGCCGTGCCAGATCTCGGTCAGCGCGACGTAGGTGTACTCGGGCAGCGTCATCGTGTGGTCACTCCTCTAAAGGTGGTCGTCGCCCCACGGCACCGGGGCGGGCATCTCCCAGACCGGCAGCGTCGCGTCGGTGCCCGCGCCGGCGTCATCGCACGCTTCGATCAGACGTTCGAGCGCGAGCTTGGCGCGGGCGTCCAGGCGGTCGTAGACCTGGGTGATGTCGGCGTTCCGCTCGGGCCAGGCCAGCTCGACATCGGCCGCCGCGCGCCAGGCGGCCGCGTCCTTGGCCAGGTCGAGCACGTTCGCGGGGATGGCGGCGGAGATGGACCGGGCGATGCTGGTGATCGCGTTGTCCAGGATCGGCTGCACCATCTCCGCGGTGGGCATGGTGGTCTCGTCGAAGGTGCCCAGCGGGGCCACGTCGCCGACGGCGTCGACGGGGCGGGTCTTGGTGGGGACACGGGCGCCGACATCGGACAGGGCAGGCGCCCACAGCTCAGCCATCGTCGGGTTCCGGCGCCCGCGCCTGGCCCGGCGTCTCGTCGTCCGCCTCACGTGGCGCGCCGATCGATACCCACCGGCCGTCAGCACCCCGGGCGCGGCCCTCGGCGTCGACCCGGCCGGCGGCCGGGTCGCTGGCCGGGCGGATGGCGGCCACCTCAGATGCTCCCGGGGATGACCTTCGCCGCGATGGACACGCCGGCCACCGCCGAGCACGTGACCTTCGCGTACCCCTTCGACGCGCCGCCCTGGTCGAACCTGCCGTCGTTGGCGATGATCACTTCCTGCTCATCGGTCGCGGCCAGGTCCAGGGTGACGTCCTGATCCTGCCCGTACTCCGACGTCGCGACCGAGTCGATCGTGGCCACACACGCCGTTCCCGACGTGCGCACGCGCAGGATCGTGCCCCGCCCGGTCAGCGGGATCAGATCACCGGTCGTCACGGTCGCCGGCTCCCACCCGGCGTCCTGCCCCTGGTCGGCCGCGCCGGTGAAACGCCGGCCCAGGACCGGGGGGATGGTGGTGTCGAGGGTCGCCATGCTGCTCTCCTGTCAGGTCGTGCTGGCCCGGCCCTACGGGGGCCGCCTTAGGGGGTCGCGTACCGGGAGGGCCGGGCCAGGTCACTCGCCCGGCTGGCCCGAGGTCTCGCCCTTGAGGCGCTTGATGAGGTCGGCCTTGTTCAGGGCGTCGGCCTCGGCCCGGTCCATGCCGCGCTGCACGGCGTAGTCGACCCAGGCGTCCTTGCTCGACCCGGGCCCGGACTCCGGCGGCGCCTGCAGCCCGGGCGGCGTGGCCGGGCCGGAAGGCTCGGGCGGCGCGGAGGGGTCGGGCGTGCTGGCCGGCTCCGCGCCCACCTTCTCGATCATCCCGCCGTCCAGCCAGAACTCGATCCTGTCTCTGGGGACCGAGTCCGGCAGGACCGCACCGGTGTACAGCGTCCCCAGCTGCTTGCCCTGCGGGGTGTCGAACGGCACGTGCACCAGGCACGGCGCGGTCACCACGTACTGCGTCATCGAGTTCCCCCGCTCACGTGCCGGTGATCTTGATGGCGGACGCCGGCTCCTGGATCACCGGCACCGTGATCCGCCGCGCCCACATCTCGAACGAGTCCCGCTTCGGGACGCGCATGGTCTGCACCTGCACGCCGAGCTCCGACACCGTGTAGCCGGGGTCGACCTCGGTCTCGTCGGCCATGCCGCCCAGCTGCGTGGAGTCCAGCACCCACACATCGTCCGACGGCAGGTTGGAGGTGGAGGTGGTGACGACCGCCAGGTCATCGATGACGTCGATGGTCCCGGTGTAGACCGGGTTGTTGGTGTCCTCCCGCCGACGCAGATTCGCGATCTTCTCGTCGCTCGCGAGTTCGGCGTACTTCGTCGAAGACATCAGGAGCGTGTCGGGGTTGTAGCCCTGGTTGAGGTCGACGATCGCGGCCTTCGCGCGCTCCAGGTCACGCAGGATCGCCGGGGTCGCGGCATCCCACGCCGCCCCGGCCGCCTGCGTCGCGGTGACCGCGGACCCGACCGCGCTCATCGTGAGCGCGTCGATCCTCGAGATCACCGAGTTGATCAGCTTGCGGAGCTTGCGGTCGACGGCGTTGCCCATCGGCACGCTGCGCTTGATCTCCGCGTCCGTGATCAGGGTGGCCTGGCCCCAGTTCAGGACCGCGGCCAGCGCGGCGAGCCCCTCGGGGGTCATGGCCATCGGGTACTCGCCACCCGGCGCCACCGACTCGACCGGCCGGTTCGACACGATGGGCTCCGACACCTCGTACAGCACGCTGCCCCCGGAGGAACGGAACCGCTGCGTGAGGATCTGGTCGGACACGAACCGCAGGTCGGTGATGGTGCGCAGGCGGCGCTGCAGCAGCGTCGGCGTCTGCAGCAGCCGGTGGATGGTCAGCAGGTCGCCCGTCAGGGTCGGCGCCGCCGGCGGAAAGGTGGGCATGATTTTCCCTTTCTCAACGCGAAAACCCCCAGCCCGATCGGGTGGGGGTTGCGTTGGAGGTTGGTCAGGCGGCGACCCAGCGGACGGAGGCGGCGTCGGCGGCGGTGGTCAGCGCGACCCCGAGGACGGTGCCGGCCGCCGGGGTGCCCCCGGCCGCGGCGACGGTTCCGGCGGCGCCGGCGACGATCAGGTTCCCGGCGGTGATGGCGCCGGCCGCGGTGGACTCGTGGACCATGCCGCGCGGCCACACCACCAGGCGGCCGCCCGCGATGGCGTCCTGCGCGGCCACGCCGACGTAGTCGGCGGTGGCGGCGCCCGCGGGGCCGACGGTGCCGTTGCCCGACACCTCCACCAGCTGCCCGCCGGTGATGGTCGCGGACGCGGTCAGGGTGATCGCGGTCGCGGGCTCGAAGACCGGGATGTAGTCGGCCATGTCAGATCAGGCCCCCTTCGGGACGGGCACGGAGAACAGCCGGTCGACGTCGTCGAACGACTCGGTGGGCTCGCCGCCGGGCGCGCCGGCGTCGTCGACGGGGACCAGGCCCTCGGCGAGGTCGTTGATCGCGGCGCGGGCGCCCTCCTCGTCGCGGTCCCAGTAGGCGGCCCAGTGCTCGCGGCGGGCCGGCGGGAACTTCCCGGCGCGGATGGCGTTGTCGAGGGTGCGGTCGCGGTCCTCGCGGCGCTGCTGGGCGCGGGCCTCGGCGCCCTGCTGGGCGGAGGCGCGCAGCTCGGCGAGGGTGGTCTCGTCGATCGCGACGGTGCCGGGCGGCAGCGCGGCGGCCGAGACCGGCTCGACCGGCTGCGGCTCAGCGGCCGGCCCGACCGGCGGGTCGTCCTCGGCCGGCGTGGTGTCGTCGGCCGGGGCGCCCTCGGGCTCGACCTCGGCCGTGGGGGTGGTGGGCGTGACGACGCCCTGGGTGGTGAGGGCGGTCCTCACCTCGTCGTCGCTGGCCTCGGGCAGGAGCCCCAGGGCCTCGCGCAGCTTCGCCGGGTCCATACCGGCTCCTTCCTGTGGATGGGACGTGGCCCCGGCCGGATCCGCCGAGGAGGTCTGTGGGGTGGCCGCGGCGGGCGGGGCGTCCGCTGCCGGGCCGCTCGAACCGTGCTGCTCCGGAGCGGGCGCCGGGGGCTCTGTGTGTGGCGCGTCCCGCGCGGGGTGGGCTCCGGGCCGGGACTCCTCCCGGGAGGCGAACACCACCTGCCGGGCATCGGCCGGCCGCGCGGCAGCGGCGACCTCGGCGTCCTCGTACCGCACAACGACCGGGACCGGGTCGCCGAAGGAGACGGCGGCCTCACCGTCACCGTCGCCGATCGTGATCGGGACGCGCGACAGCGTGCCGGAGGCGTCGTTGATCGTGATCAGCTGCAGCACCGGGCCGAGCTGCATCTCGGTGATCCAGATGTCCCAGCTCTTGCCGTGATCGGAGTCGTAGAACGCGCGACGGACGTCGTCGGTGGTGACGCCCGCCCGGACTTCGACGGGGCGGGGGTTGGGCACGGCGTCCTCCCGGGCGGCGTGGACAGTGATGGTCACGGGCTCGCCGGCCGGCTGCCCGGGCGGCGGGGCGGACGCGGCGACGCCGTACAGCGCGGCCACGTCCTGCAGGCTCTGCAGGGTGCCAATACCGGGCGGCACCACTCCCAGCAGCGCGACGGCGGTGATCACGAACGGATGGGTGTGGCCGATCTGGCAGCGGTGGTCGTACTGCCCCTCGATCGACCGGTCGGGGTAGGCGGAGGCGAGCACGCCGTTGCCGAGCCAGGCCGGCATCCCGGCGTAGTCGCCGACCAGCGTCTGGCCTCCTTCAGCGACGCCCATGTTCGCGATGTAGCCGACCGCAGGCTCGCCGTCCCACCGCGTCCCGCTCTCGTCCGGATCGGGCTCGGAATGACCCAGCTTCAAGACCGGCCGCCGTACGGCAGGGCAGTCGAGTGCGGCGACAGCGGCGGCCAGGTCCCCGGTGGTGAACGTCGCGATGCCGGTGGAGATGGGCCACTGCCCGGTGTGCATCAGCTCCACATTCGGGACGGTGACCAGCGGCAGCGCGGTGGCCACGGTGACCTCGGTCATCCGCCCTCCCAGAGCGCGATGACCTGGCCGCGGCAACGCACGCCGCCCTCGCAATCGATGTAGAGCCCCGCCGGGTATGCGGCGTCCGCTGCTGCGAGCGACTCGAACTCGGTACCGTCGATCTCCACACACTTCGAACATGTGTTCTTGTCGAGGACTTCGGAGCTGACGTACGTCGCCTCGGGCGCCTCCTGCAGCGCGGCCATCCGTCCAGCGCTCTGCGCAGCCGACAGCGCCCCGCCGAGCTGGTCACGCAGATAGGACTCCGACAACCCCTCCAGGTGCTCGGTCACCAGATCCGCGACCGCCTGACCGTCCTGCCCGGGCGCCCACACCCGCAACGCCTCACGGCCGGCGGCGTCGGCCAGCCCAGATGCGAGCATCCGGGCGATCGCCCGCGACAACTCGGCAAGGCGTTCGAGGCCGATCTGGATCGCGCCGCCGATCGTCACACCCTGGCTGGCCGCCTCCACCACCAGCTGCTCCGCAGAGCCTTCCGCGACCTCGCCGAGCGCCTCAGCCAAGGCCTCGGCCGCGACATCGGAGTCGGCGGTCAGGTCGCCCAGGGACTCGACATCGTCGTCGTCGACGGCCGTCTTGATCTGCTCGGCGAGTTCCTCGCGCTGCCGCCCGGTCAACTGCTTCCACAGCTCGATGAGCTTGTCGAGTGCGGTCTGCCACAGGGCTTGAATCGCGTCAGGGTCCATGCCCGATGCGGCCTCGATCGTGGTGAGCTGCCGGTGACCAGCAGCAGGATCACCGGCAGCCCGCACCTGGCGATCTCTGCCCGGCGCGCGCCGCCGTGAAGTCACGCGCCGAGCAGAGACCTGATCCCCAGCCGCCGGCTCGGGGGTCGCCGGACCGGTTGGAGGCAGGGTGGGGGTGGCAGTGCGAGGAGGCAGCCGGTAGGTGTCGCGAAGGTAGGCCTCCAGAGCGGCATCGGCGGTGATGGCGCCGGCGGTGATGAGTTCGCCGATGGCCTGCGCGGTGAGGTCGTGGCGTTCCCCGACGTCGGTGCACCTGATGCGCGGAGCGGGCTCGTCCTCGCCCCAGTTGAGATCGACCAGGTCGGTGACGATGCCGGTGAGGCCGGGCTGCCCGGAGGTGGCGACGGCGGCGAGCTCGTCGGCGACCGCCTGCAGCGACAGCATGAACAGGTCCACGAACGACTCGCCCAGCGCTCTCGAGCCGGTCTCGGTCTGCCCGAGGTCCAGGAACCCGGCCAGCGCCATCGTGGACATCTGCTGGTCGAAGTACTTGATGAACTCCAGCGTGTTGGGCACCGAGCCGGACAGGCCGGTCAGATTGACCTTGAAGCCGTGCGGGACGCCAGCGCCCGCGGTGTCGCCGACGCGCATCGCCGATGCGAGGCGCTGCGCCTCCTGCACCTGCGCCGGGGTGGCGCCGGGCGGGGCCTCCACGGAGGGGATGCCCATGCCGAACCGCCGGTTGCTGGTGGCGTGGACGCGCCACATCTCGTGCTTGAGGAGCCAGGGCCCGTACGCCTGACGGAGCAGGGACCGGCCGGTCCAGGTCGCGCCCTCGCGGTCGTTGGCGTACCAGACCAGGCGGTTCGCGGTGATCGGCGTGGTGTACGCCAGGTCCTGCGTCACGCTGGCGATGGTGCCGTCGCGGTTCAGGTTGATCTGCGCGATCGTCCACGGCATCCGCTCACCGAGGTTGATCAGCCGGGCCTGCCCGTTCCGGATCTCGTAGCGGCGCTCGAAGCACGCGAACCCGAACACCAGGCTGAGGAGGGCGAGGCGGATGTGTTCGGTCCAGCTGACGCCGCGGCGGCGGGCCGGGCCGGGCGTGGTGTCGGCGCCCATGATGGGCAGGCCGAGGTCGTCGGCCACCACCTGGACGACTTCGTCGCGGCACCCGGCGGGGTCGATGGCCCAGGTGGCGCGGCGGATCGGCAGCGAGTAGGCCTTGAGGATCGCGGCGAGCTTGGGGTCGGTCCGCATCCGCGCGTACATGGGGACCGACGAGGGCCACATCAGGTCCGGGACGAATTCGTTGACGTCGATCCACTGCGAGCCGATGATGTCGCGGAAGTCGATGGTGCCGACATCGCTGGTTGGGGGGGCCACGGCTTAAGCTCCCGAGTTCCCGGACACAGGGAAGCAGGGACGTTCGCTGAATTCCCACTCTGTGGCTGGCACTTCGGCGATGAGGGCTGAGACGTCCACTTCGACTCGCCGCCCTACGGGTAGCTCCTCGGAGTAAGGCTCTAGCAGCCAGTCGATGGCGGCGAGGAGCGCGTAATCGGAGCGGATGAACCATTCGCCGCCCGCCCCGTAGCCCCCCGCCATGAGAACCATCTGCAGCCTGGACTCCTCGTGGTAGCTACCTGGGAAGACCGCAAGCAGTTCGAGCGGGCCAGGCGTCATCCTCTTTGGCCTGATGGTCGGATCGTTCCTGTTGCCGAGGGCGTCGAGCCGACTACGCAGGGCGTAGCCCCGCGCGGACTTCCCGACCTTGAAGAAGCCTTCGCGTGCGGCGATGTAGACCACGTCGTCTCGGACGCGGTCGTTCCAGAGCTCGGCGTGCCGTTCGGCTTCCCACGCCTTCTGGAGGGCGCGCAAGCACCGTGCACAGAGCGGTTGCCATCCCAGTGCAGGAGGAGCAGACGGGCGGATCACGCGGCCGCAGGGCTTGCGTGTTCGCACATCGGCAATCCCAACGCACCAGAACGGAGGGCCCACTTCGGTAAGGACGTGATCGGTCGCCATGCCGTCACCCCCTTGGGCCTGCGTGTTCAGTTCTGTTGGGCGCTGCGCTGGTTTGTGCTACGTACCGGTCGAGGCTGCCCTGGCGGTCCTTGCTGTGGCTCGACGCTGCCTCTGGTAGGCGGCAGCGCAGGCTCTACACCTACGACCCCTCGGAGACACGTAAGTGTTCTCTGGGGTGAAGTCGTGGCCTCGATCGCAATGGGTCTTTCGGGCGTTCACGGCAGCTGGGCTGTTGGAGATCAACCGGTTCTCTGTGCCGGTTGCGAGTCGGAGATGGTCGGGACGTACGCAGTGGCGAATCTTGCACCGGTGGTCCAGTTCCAACCCTTCCGGAATCTGATAGCCAGCGAAGATCCATGAAGCAGCGTGTGCGCCCACGGATCGGCCGCCGAGCTTGAAGGAGCCGTAACCGCTTCCGTTGATCGATGCTGTCCAGAGCCAGCATCCGCCCGTCTTGCGGACCTTCGACCAGAAGCGCTCTTCGGGGACTCTGCGAGCGGCGCGTTGGTCGCTAAGGTCGCCGTGGCGCCGCCACCTGGCGTAGTGAGGTTCGCACCAGCCACGCGCGTAGCGCTTCTTCGTGCAGTCGGAGACAGTGCATGTACTCTTTGTCATGTCGATCCTTCTGAGGAGGATTGGCCACGCCCCGGGAGTGTTACCGCACTCGCCGGGGTTCTCTACATTTTAGTAGGACAGGTCCATGTAATTCATGTCACTGGCGGATGATCCTGTCGCCGCACGGTAGGCATTCGCGATGTCATTGTTTTCCTGGCTGGCGACCCGGCGTGTGACAACTTGCTCAGCTGTTTCCTGGGGCAGCCAGTGAGCGGCGACAATTCTTGCTGCATACGAGAGGCAATCGACCTGGTCGTCGTGCGCCACGCTCGGGAAGCCGGCCAGCTCGTCACACCAGATGTCCAGCCAGTCCGCGGCCGCCGGGAACCACACCCGTCCTGCCTTCAATCTGCTGGTGGCGGGGATCGCGCGGGTGACCTTGTCGGTGTCAGCGGTGACCGGTTCGACCGGCAGTCCGGCCTTGGTCGCGTCGATCACCATCGTGCTGCTGATGAACGACTTCTCGACGAACACCGTGGACAGTGCCCACCGGGAGATCAGTGGCCGCGCCAGGTCCCAGTGGTCGTCCTCGATGACGCGGTCGCGGACGCGGTCGAGGAGGATCAGGTCGCCGTCGGGGCTGATGGCCCACGCTGCCACGACGGTGTAGTCCGCGGACGTCTTCGTGCTGGCGGCAAGGTCGACGGTGGCGAAGCGCCAGCAGTCGTCCAGGAACACGACGCGGCCGTCGAGGTCGACGCGCTGTCCGCCGGTGAGTCCGGCGCGGGAGGTGTCTGCGGGGAGCTGGTTCCAGTACCGGAAGGTGTTGCGGCGGAACAGGTTGCCCTCGGCGGAGACGGGTTTCTGCTGGAACACCGACCGCCACACGTACGGTGACCGGACCTCGTGCAGGCCGTGGAAGTAGCCGGGTGCGCGGCCCTGCACCGACACGAGTTCCTCGCCAGGCTCACGGCCGAGCGGGTCCGGTCCATCAGATGTCCAGACGGTCTGTGTGCTGCCGTCGCTGCCACGGACCGTGATGTCCTTACCGGCGATCGCCGGGATCGACACGACCTTCCACCGGCCGGGTTCGTTTTTCATCATCCGCCCGGACATGTCGTCCTCGTGCCAACGTGTATTCATCAGCACGACCCGCCCGCGCGCCGACAGCCGGGTGGATCCGTTGGATTCCCACCAGTCCCACGCCATGTCCCGGTAGGTGGGCGATTCCGCTTCGGCCCGGCCACGAAACGGGTCATCGATGATGAGGTAGTCCAACGGGATGCCGGTGATTCCCCCGCCGATGCCGACGCAGATGACGCCGCCGCCCTGCTCGGTTTCCCAGTGGCCAGCCGCGCGAGTGTCGGAGCGGAGTTTGATCCCGAGCTGCGGGTGGGATTGGACGTCGCGGCGGATGGATTTGCCCCAGCGCAGGGCCTTGGCGTCGTTGTAGGACACGATGCCGATCCGGAGTGTGGGGTCGTGGGTGAGAAGCCACGCAGGGTAACGCCTGCTTACCCTCTGAGATTTTCCTTCCTGTGGCGGGACGAAGATCATCAGCCGGTCGACATCGCCGTCAGCGAGCTCGACGAGTTCGCGGTCGATCAGGTCGAGCGCCGGGGTCTGGACGGTGGTGCGGTCCAGGACCTTGGCCATCTCGCCGGGCGTTGCCCACTGGCGTGCGGCCGGCGGTGGGGACGGGGCGTAGTGGCGCAGCAGCGCCCGCGCGACGCCCTGCACCGGATCGAGGGTGGCGACCATCAGGCCGGCGGTCCGCAGTTCAGCAGCCGCCACCACCACGGGTAGGAGGCACTGGCGTACAGGGTGCCCGTCCCTGCCGCGAGGACGGCCAGCGCGATCGTGACGTTGCCGCCGTCCAGGTCGCCGGACCCGACAGTGAAGCCGCGGCTGCCCGCGATCGGATGGAACGCTGCGGCAGGGTAGAGGCCGGGGTCACCCTCGGCCGCTGGCGTGGAGGTGCCGGTGGCCAGGTACCGGAGGATGGAGCCGCCTACGACGACGACCAGGTCGAGGTACCCGGAGGCGTTGACGCCGCGCATGCCGCGCTGGGAGATGTCGATGTAGTCGCCCTCGATCGCGGGGATCGAGATCTGGAACGGGCCTGCGGCGGCGGCCTGCTGGAGGATCTGCCAGGCCCCGGCGGTGTTCGGCAGGGTGATGTCGCCGGAGGTGATGCGGGCCTGGGACACGGTCATGGTCGGCCCGGTGGCGGGGTCGGCCCAGCGGACGCCGGCGGCCTGGGCGGAGTCGGCGACCAGGACCTGCCCGTCTGCACCGGCGGGTAGGCGGGTCACGACTCCGGAGGCGGTGGCGACGTACAGGTCGCCCTTGGCGGTGAGGGCGCTGCGTTGCTGCGCGCCGGAGAGCCGGGCGTCGTCGCCTGCGGTGACCGTGCCGGCGGTCGTTCCGACGTTGCGGGTGGCGCTGGCGCCCAGACCGAGGTTGCCGCGGGCGGCGGCGGGGTCGGCGAGGTCGGACAGGTTCGCGGCCTTGGCCAGGCGGGCGGCGTCGCCGGTGTCGGCGTAGTCCTCGGCGGAGGCCTGCGCGGCGGCGGCTTGTGCGGTGGCGTGGGCGCGGTCGCCGTGCGGATCGACGGCGCCGGCGTGTGCGCTCACCTTCGCGGCTGACCCGGCGCCGGTTTCCAGCGCGGCGGTGTCGGCGATGCCGTGGACGCCGGTGCTGGCGCCGGTGTGCGCGGCGAGCGCGGCCGATGCTGCGGCCCGGTCACCGTGCGGGTCGGTCGCTGCGGTGTGCGCGGTGACCGCCGCGGCCGCGGTGCCGGTGGCGTCCGCGCCGACGTCGCCGGCGTCCAGGTCGACGGCGGGCCCGGCGTCGCCGTTGACCGAGGTGACACCGCTGCCCGCGGGTAGCTGCGCGGCGGGCAGCTTCCCGGACCCGTCGAGCGGGCCGGCCGGGCCGCCGGCCGTGCCGACGGTGGCGGCCAGGACGTACTGCACCAGGGCGGGGGCGGGCTCGAGGGGTGCGACGTCGGCCAGGTCCAGCGGGTCCGCGGAGTCGGGGACGTTGATGGTGTAGGAGCGGCGGTCTGCGCCTTGGATGATCTCGGTGACGCGGTAGGCCCATCCGGCGGGGCCGACGTTGGGGGCGTCGGTGGGGACCAGGTCGGTGGTGATGTGGCCGGTGGCGTCGAGCGCGATCTCGATGCCGGTGGGGATGA